TTAACTGACAAACAAATTGCAGTTAAATTAGGAGTTTCGGAGGTTTACATAAGGAAATTTACGAAAAAATAAAGCGTTCCAAATCCTCTACAATTTCTTTCACGTCTTGTGGAGTTAAAGTAATGAATGGACGGGCGGGCATTCGTTTTGTACCATATTGTAAATACTCTCCAATTTGAGAGCCAACGGTTATGACAATTTTACCATTCTCAACATTGACTTCAATGGAGCGATAGAGTTGCCCCGTCCTGTAAAGTGTAGGTTCGAGCAAGTACCCTTTCCTTTGATATTGTTTTTGAGTAGATGATGCGAGCGGTTTCCACCGTTGATTTCCACCTGAAAACAAGTCTGTTCCAATACCATCCCACCGCCCGTGCTGTGCAAAGTTTAAGTCTATATAATTGCGTATGAGTGCTGCTAAAATAGTCAAAAATGGCGTGAGGTCTTTATCTGTAATACCATATAATATGTTTTTTAAATCTTCTGCGAAATTATCCATTATAATTCAATTAAATTAATGATTTTTTCTGATTTATTCAAATATTTAATTACAAATTCTGTCTCCAAAGGAAACATAACTTCGTAATCATCAGGATTGACGGATACTTGATGAATATCCCGTCCATTTTTGCTTTTAATGATGAATTGCCATTTTTCTTTGACTAACGCAATTTGCTCTGAACTTTGATTTGCTTTTACAAAATCTGTAAAGTTTATAGGCTTATGCAATTGATAATGGTCTAATAGATTATTGAAAGCTGGACGGCTTAACCGTTCTGATTTGTAGCAAATCCCTTGATAAATAGGCTGTCTTTTGATTGCAGAATTTAATAGATTTGTATATGATTGAATTGGGAATTTGATATCATTTGTTGCACGGGCTTCTAATGATTTGAAATTACCAGCGGTGAAGTCTTCTATTATAGCGTCTTCCAATTTTCTGTAATCTTTGACTTTATTACCAATATCAAGTCCTTCAAATGCTTTGTATGAAAGTAAGGAATTAACATCAGAATCAGAATATCCCCTTATTTCTTCAGGTAAATTAGCAATAATTTGATTTTGCAAGTCATATACATATTTACTTATTTCAGGTTGCCAGGTTTTCAGCGGTGAAATAGTCGAACTTTCAGTTGCATCCAGAAATTCAGGTTCAAATGGGGACGGTTCATCTTTTGTAGGAAATACAGCACATTTGCAATTAAATCCACTCGGGGGATAGACGGATTCAAGCAAAGGGTCATCGAGTGCAAATACTTTGTTATGTAGCAATGAATGGTCGTGTCGCTTTGTTATTCTCTCAACTTGAACATATCTTACGTTTGGAAATATGTTTTTAGTCACCATTAATTGCTTAAAACGACCTTTTGCTGCTGCCATATCTACATTAGTATTATAGATTACTTTTAATCTATTCTTATCACCCGTCCATCCCGCTTGTTGCATTCTTTCAACCAATCCACCCTCAATAGCTTTCTTTTGAAAATCCTTGAACCGCTCACCTTTTGCCACTGTTTCAGTTATGTAATTGATTATATCCTGCAAAACATCGGCACTTGTAATATTTGCTACTGTAAAAGCACGGTCGTGAGCGTCGGCATCGAGTTGTTTCCAATCCACTGTAATTTGCAAGTTTTTTGCTTTATTTTGAAGGTATTTGAGAGCTTCCGCAGGTGGCTTCTTAAATGCCACTTTAACGGGGTCGGCATATTCCCATAGATTAAATTTAGGATATTTATTGAAAAGTCGGTAATATTCAACGAAATAATTAGACACGTAGCATTCCCCCCGCTTGTGCTAAAAATATAGCATTGCTCATATAATTTTCCAAATCTTCACGTGGGAGTCCTGGATACAAGTCGGTTATGCTTTGCAAGACTTCGTCAAGTGAATTACCTGCTTTTATCTTTTCCATAGCTAAATTAATGACTTTTTCTGCGAACTCACTCAAAGTATCTAATTGAGCGGGCTTAGGAGTAGATTCAGCAAATTCTGTTGTTTTTATAGTGAAATCTTCGTCGGTGAATCCATAAGTCTTTTTGATATATTGAGGAGTAAAAGTAATTATTTGTGATAAAATCTGGTCTCGCTGGGCTAATTGCATATCAATATCCTCTTCTTCATAGAATCTTATGATTGGATAATCATTATCTGCGAAATTGAAGTCAATTATTAAACGAATTAATTCATTTAATGTTTGCTGGACTAAATATTTATCGGCTTGAACTATATCACTGCGTATTTGTAAGTGAGTTTGAGACATAGCATATGAGCCAGTATCCCCCTGTTCTGTAGTTAGCGTTTGACTTAAAATTGTTTTGCTTATTTCAGAATTGAGGAAATGTATGAAATTTTGATATAGTTCAGAGGCAGAAGTGCGATCAGTTTCAATTGTTTGGATGTCAATTGCATCTGGAATTGCAGCGGTAAAGTTGCGTTTTGCGTCTTGAAGTAGTTCATTTAACTTCTCTAATTCTTCAACGGAGCGACTTGCATCAGCTTTGCCAATTAGAAACGGTGAACCATATTTTTGAGTAAATTCAGCCCACAATTGCATAGCACCTTTCTTGTAAATATAGGGCTTCAAGCAATTTGAAAGAATTGCTACGCCATACGGGTTGTCATAGGTTGCCTCGTGTTGCACTATTAGGAATTTATTGATAGGAACAAAATCCCAATTTGCACCTGTATAGTATTTTAGTCTGTTATGGTCATCAAATTGGAACCAGTATGGAGGTTTTCCAACCGCTTTTGACAGAACAACGTTTTCACCGTCGAAATCCCAGAATAATTCAATCGGCTTGTATCCATACAGGACGGCATCCAGGATTTCTGAAATTAAATTGCGTAAATCCAACCGCTCTAATATTTTGAGGATAAAATCCTTTTTAGCTTCATCATCAGTTAGTAATTCATACTCCAATGAAAGAACTGCAGATTTACGGCTTTGAATTACTGCGTAAATGTGCGGGTCATACAGTAAAAGTGCTAAATCTTTCAGTGTTACTTGAAATTCTTGCAACGGCTTATTATCTATATCTAACATTGAAGAAAAATAATCAGAATATCCAGCGGTTGTTACACCAATTGGAACATTCTTTAAGTATGCTACATTTTTTTTGAATAAGTTCATAATTTATAATAATTTAAGTTGTAATTCTTATTTTTTGGTAGTTGTTTTAAGTCATACAATTTCTTAAAGTAATTGAGGGCTTGCGTTGTGCTATCTACGAAGTCATCATTTGTATCGAATGGAAAATTCACTAATTCAGAGACAATTTCAGGCTTAATCCCAACAGGGAACACTACATCCCCATTTTCAAATAAACTTGCCACCGAATGCAAACGGGCAATTTTGTCACCTATTGGATTTACCGCTTTGACTGGAATATGGAGTTCTTTTAAACTTTGAATTAACGGTTCACCGCTGGCTTTCTTTTCAATCAAAACTACATCAGGCTTATATTTATTATACAATCTTTCTGCATTTCTTAACAAATCAGGGAAATTAATTTTCTCTCGAAATACATCAATTAAGTAATGTTTATCAGCTTTTCTCCAAGTCGTGCATACGGAATAGTCATTCTGGGCTTTACTGTCAAATGCAGTATCCCAAGATTGTATTGTAGTTCCTGCGGGCACATCATCAGAATACTTTAACCAATCGTAATGTATAATTTGATTTTCTGCAATAATTGGAGACTGTTGATAGAGTGCTGCAAACCAATATGTTCCAATTTGTTTCTTAATGTCAAGTAAAGTTGATATTGGATAGCGTTCTGGCCACAATGCTTCACCTTTATCATTTATAGCAGGGAAATTAACTATATCCCAATCACCTGTTTTCAGTAATCTACCCGTCAAGTCATCATTATGCCAACGTGTTTGGATTACTATTATAGTAGCATCTGGTTCTAACCGTGTGAAAGCAGTAGAGTTAAACCAATTGTATGTTTTTTCTCTATAAAGCGGACTTAAAGCCTCATCAGCATTTTTAATCGGGTCATCTATAATCATTAAGTCAGCACCTTTGCCTGTTATATCTCCACCTACGCCTGTAGCGTGCATCACTCCGCCCTCGCTTGTTTCCCAATGGTCTTGTCTGTCTATTGTCAAATCATTACGAAACGCCGTATAGACTTGCTTTGCTTTTATAGACCAAGTAGTTGCAAATGCCGAAGCATAAGAAATCAAAACTACTTGCGAACTTGGAAAATTAAGTAAATACCAAGCGGGTAGATATTTACTGATGTATTCACTTTTGCCGTGTCGTGGTGGGAATGTTATTAGCAATCTATGCTTGTTATTGGATTGTAGAATAGTTAAAACCTCTTTCTCTAATGCTTGGATATGAGGCGGAGTAGTATATATGCCTTTCGTATAGATTTTAGCAAGATTGCTCGGTATGTTAGCTATCTGTTTCAACGTAAGTCAATTTATCTGTTAATTTTGGTATTGTTAGATTGCTGAAATCATTCTTTATATTTAAAGTCGGCTCACGCTCTACATAACCTCTGTGTTTTCCTTTTGTTTTGAGATAAAATATAGTTGCGGCGGTATCACCTTCTTTAATTAAATTGAGCAATTTACTCTCTACAAAGTCCAGCGTTAAATCTTTGACCCCTTCACATTGTTTAGCAAATTCGGTATCCCTCGCTATTTCATTATAATAGGTTTCACGGGATATGCCAACTTGTTTGCAGGCAATAGATATGATGCCTAATGAATTTTCTAATTTATTTAAGAATAATTCTTTCTTTTCTTTTGTGAATTTACGTGGAGCACTCATAATTTACATAATTTACAGTTTAAAAATAATTTATAGAAATTAAAGTCGTGTTTCATCTATCTTGTATATTAAATCACCATTATCATCTTTTTCTGCTGACTTAAAAAAAATTCTGTCGAGCAACCCACAACAATTTGCTCCATCGCATCTTTCTTTAAAGTGAGCATCAGAGACATAAAATCGCATCCCGAGTTCTTTGCATAATTTCTGCATATTATCAATATATGGTCGCTTTAAATTTCTATTGAGACGCATATACCCGCTTTTGTTAATTGAATACTTTTTATAGAATTCCCATAAATCAAAGCCAGCTAATTCGCTTTCGCCGTTTTTATTATCCCCGTCTTTATACCACGCAGGATTGGAAGCATAAGCATTATTGCCTAAATTATATGGAACATCAGCAATTATCAACTGTGCCTTTGGAAGTTGATAGCTCTTGTAATTCTGAAAATGGTCTCTTATTAACATAGTTGTTTAGTATTAAAGTGTTTTAAATCGTTTATTTTCTAAATAAATCGTTATGCACAAGTTTAAGATAACAGCGTCCGTGCATTTATTCGCTGTTCTGCTATTTTGAAATAGTTTTCGTCTTTTTCTATTCCGATAAAAGAACGATTAGTGTTTTT